CATCACTTCTTCGGCGTCCGCCCTCCCAATTTCCGCGGGGTTACCTTTATGCTCTTGGTGGCGAAGCAACGAGGTGGTCACGTGGCGACCATAATGCTGCGAAATATAAAAAGTGATAAAAATGGGGAAAAAATGGGCAAAAATGGGCAAAAAGGGTAGTTTCCGGTGGGTTATTCTTTTGATGTCCCTTTTTTGAAGAAAGTCGTTTTTCACAAACATGTTTGCCACTTTTTTGACCATCGCGCAGAAACCCTCGCGGAGCAAACTATTCTGCTCCATCTCGCCGAACACGCTCCATCCGTACTCTCCATCTCGCCGAACCATTCTTGAAAATCGCGAAAATATTGGCGGCAAAAGAATTGTCGCAAATATTTATGAAAACTTGTCTTCTATTTTTTTGAAAAACTCTTTTCCATATACCAAATTTCCGGTTGGTTTATAGTCGTTAATCGGTTTAAACTCCTTTTTATTCGTTGTATTGTCGGCAGTATTTTTAGAATTTACTTTACGTGTCAATCCCATATTAAACGGGTCTAACGTATTCCCACTTAAGGGATTATTTATTGCTTGAGACGGAGGTACAGGATTACCGTATTCGTCTAACTCGTCGATACGATTGCCGTGTTCATCGATGATGATACCTGTCTTTTTTTTAAACTCTGTTCTTACATAGGAGGGTATATAGTGCTTCCAAGAAATAAATATGAGATTTGGGTGTGTATATCGAACAACAAAACCATTGTTTGTAAGCTCTTCTAAAATATAACTAATACATGATGCACGGTCATATGATGCGACGCCTAACATAATTTCAGGAATAACATACCAACAAAATTGTGTGTCTACTTTTTGACGTGATGTTATTTTTATCTTTTCGTGAATTCTATTCAAAATCTTATTGTAGGTTGAAAGTTTAGACAAATCATACGTCTTTTTCTTATCATATAATTCCTCTAAATTTATTTTTTTGATTTTGTCGCTATCTTCCCTATTTCGAAACAATTCATCCATATCGTCTAACAATAACTCTTACATCATAAATAGAAAAAAATATGCATAATTATACTATTTCCTATTTCCTATTTCCTATTTCCTATTTCCTATTTCCTATTTCCTATTTCCTATGTCATATTATTGTGTTCATATAATGATTAAAATTTATTATTATATTAAAATGACGATTAAGCATTTAGTTATTGGAGGCGGAGGACCCTTTGGTATTTGTGCACTTGGTGCTTTAACATATCTACACAATAAAGAATTTTGGAACATAAATAATATTAAATCTATCTATGCAACCTCTATTGGTTCTTTAGTCGCAGTATACCTATCTCTTAAATATGACTATGATTATATTATAGAGTATATCGTAAAAAGACCATGGGAAAAATTATTTGAGGAAATCGGTGTAGAAAATATACTTGAACTATATAAAAATAAGGGTTTTATAAATCCTTATTCTATTTACGTTAAGATGTATGGTATTTTGTTTGAGGCAAAAGGACTCACTGCTAACGTGACAATGAAAGAATTTTATGAATATTGTGGTATAGAGTTTTACTTTATTACATGTGATGCAAACCGCTTTACGCGACATATTATATCACATAAAACGCACCCTGAACTTGAGTTAATTAAAGCAATGTGTATGACAGCCGCTTTTCCTCTCGTTTTTACACCCGTTATTATAGACGATAAATGCTACATAGATGGCGGTATGTCTAACAATTACGCAGTTAATATTTGTTTAGAAGAAACCGGTTGTAAACGTGAAGAAATAGTGGGTATTAAAAAATATCAATCAAATGATGTAAACAATAATCTTGTTAAAGAAGAGTCTAATATTTTCGACCTTATAGAGAAAATTGTGGATAATATTTTCAACATTATAAGTGATGAACTTAAAAAAGAGAAAATACCATACCAGATAGAATGCGATATGAGTGTATTTACAACATATGATGCATGGACACAAGTTCCATATTCTTCTGAACATCGCAATAACTTGATTGTATATGGTGCTAAAGTAGCCGAAGATTTGTACGAATCATTCGTTTCTCATCGCGACGCTTTGTCTGAATAAGCTATTCACGATGCCTCTTAAAATCATGAGACGTAACAGATGCGTGAGATTAATCGAAAATCAATCCATAAATAAATAATTACAAATACCATCAAGTGTATTTATTTATTTTTTTGTAATTTTGTTCTATACTATACATTAGCTACTATATATTATGTAACGTGTTCATTAAAGTGAACTATTCAAAAATTGTGTAAGAGCACTTCTTTCTGGTTTTGATTTAAATTCGATAACGTCGGAACCAGTATCTAGCTTAATCGTGGGATAACCAGACACGTCGTACTTATCGGCAAGTGCGGAGTCTTTATCACAATCTACGGTTACAAAATTGACTTTCTTACCATTAAACGTCTTATTTTCATTTTCTTTTACAAATGCTTCCCATTCGGGTTTAGCGTGTTTGCAATGAGGACACCACTCGACTCCGAAAAAGTATAGTGTGACTACTTCAACATTCGGATTTTCATTACGTATGTTCATACCAGTGGCATACCCTTCAATATATGATCTGTCAGACTGTGGAACAATATATGTTTTATAAATATAGTATGCGCATCCTATTAAAATAGCAGCAAAAGATGCGATTAGAATGTACCTGGTAATAGTGGGCAAAGAGTTTATTACCTTTTTAAACTTAAAAACAGAATCTTCCATTTGTTATATTGTATATATTATTATATATATAAAAGATTAAATATGTTTTGCAAATAAACGAATAACATAAGATACTACTAAATATTTATTACAACAATTTAAAACTATAGTATCACTAAATATAGTATAACCAAATATAAAAGTAACAATATTATTTCACGTATAGATGCTTATTCGATGCAGCGATGGGAAAATAATGGATATCAAAATTCAGTCGTTTATTACAGATAAAGATTACTATGAAATATTACTAAAAGCAACTAAAAATAACTAACCAGTGTCTACATAACATAATTCATTTAAAAATCGTATAAAGTATATAAAAAACCAAAAATATTATCGCCAACTCGAAAATACAGTATAATATAAAAAACATCTTGACTTTAGACATAGATGGGTCTATAAAAAGACCATTTTTGTTAAAAATTATACTAAGCGACTTATAAACAGTTGTAAAAACATATAGATATAGCCCCACAATTCCTATCTTTAGAATCAAAGAGAAAAAATTACTGTTACTTATTTTTGTTCCATAAGTAACTATAATAAGAATAAAACCTAAAATAATAATATACGTAATATTTTTAACAGAGTCGGAAAAATTCTTTACTGAATCTATAGAACTGTTTGACATATTTTATTGTTATATATATATAAAAATAGATATATATAAATATAGTTAAATGGCGTATAAAAAAACATCAAAAAAATACAACAAATATAAAAGAAATAAAAATACAACGATTACTACATCTGCAACTGCAACTGCAAATACAAATACAAATGCAAATGCAAATACAAAAAATCGTACATTTTCGCGCAAGGATTATATGAGCGGTGATGGAATGCTAACAAGCGTATGGGGACCAGCGGCGTGGCATCTTCTTCATACGATAAGTTTCAACTATCCTATTCATCCCACTGAAGAAAACAAAAAGGAGTATAAAGATTTTATCGAAAATCTCACACACGTTCTTCCGTGCAAATATTGTCGAATGAATTTGAAAAATAATTTGAAAGCTCATCCAATTAAGTCATGTCATATGAAAAATCGCGATACATTTTCAAGATATGTATACAACTTGCACGAAACTGTTAACAAAATGTTGGGTAAAAAGTCAGGGCTCTCGTATTGCGACGTACGTGAAAGATATGAACATTTTAGGGCAAGGTGTACTCAAAACGATGCACCTAAAATATTTAAATTTAATACTACGCGTAAAAACCATAAAGAAAAAGGGTGCACCGAACCTTTATACGGTAAGAAAGCAAAGTGTATTATACGCATAGTTCCTCAAGAAGATAAAAAACCGTCTTTTACTGTAGATAATCAGTGCATCAAGATTCGGAGTGCATAATACTTTGTTTGTTTGTTTGTATTCGTTCATGTTTTATACAATAGGTAATAGACAATGTGTAAAACATGAGACGTAAGAGATATGGTGAGATTTGCGTTAATTCAAAAGACAACGTATAAATTATAATTTGGAAGCCCAAGGAATGGGTAATTGATTCATTAATCCAACACTATTATAATTTGGTACCTTTTTGCATTCAAAGGATGGTTCCGGACATCTTGCACATGGAGGGCATGGTGGACATTTTTTATCACTAGCGCAACTACCGCAGTTTACAGTGGGACATGCAGGGCAAACAGGTGGGACAATCTCTGACTTAAGAATATATAAATTCTCTTGACCTGGAGGGATTCTACTTTTTGGAATTCCTTCTTGTTGTTGTTGTTGTTGTTGTTGTTGTTGTTGTTGTGTATTTGCGTTTTTATTTTCGTTTGCGTTCGTCGTTGCATCTGTAACATTAAACATGGGCGCATTCATTTTTCCTTTTGATACAGTGTCAAATATACCCAACCTATCCAGTAGTCGAGTATTCGAATCAAAGTCGCTATTGTGAAATTCGGAATACTTTGTTTTCCTTGTATTCATATTTGAACGGTCTCTTTCATCTCCAGCATTAAGGTCAGTTCTATCCCGGTATCTGTCTCTATCCCGATTTCTGTCCATGTCCATATCAGTTCTCCAATTCGCTCTGTTATAAAAAGGATTGTTAAAGTTAGACGACCTTTTGTCTGAATGATTTATACTTCTTATATTGTCATCATTTTTTTGTGTAAGATAATTCGAATAACTTTCGTATGTTCTTTTATCATCGCTTCTATTCGTGAAGCCTTCCATTCCCTGATTATAACACACACCTAAAGTAGAACATAAAACTAGCGCAAGTAATAGTATGAGAAATATATGAATTTTTGTTAATTTCATTATAAAATGTAAATATAATATAATATATATATGGAAAAAAATTGATTAATATATATTTATATTATTATAAAATAAGAACAAAAATAAATACAGCTATGTCATCCATAACATCTGAATCATCTATAGTATCTGCAACGGAAAACAAACAGAAAAATAAAAAAACAAAGACATCAGATAAAGCCGATAAAGCTGATAAAGCCGATAAACCAAAGCCTCATATTTTAAAGTCGTCGTATTTTGAAACAGATAGTACATCGCCAGGATCAGCACAAGCACACTTTATTGAAATTGGCATCGATGAAGCCGGAAGAGGTCCTATGTTTGGACGCGTATATATTGGAGCCGTGGTTTTACCTAAAGATAGCAAACAATTCGATTTTTCGAAAATGAAAGATAGTAAAAAATTCCACTCCGACAAGAAAATAAAAGAAGTAGCGGAATATATAAAATCACACGCTATCGCTTGGAGTGTTACATACGCCGAGCATACAGATATTGATGAAAAAAATATACGCAGAGCAACGATAGACTGTATGCACAATGCTGTAAATGAAATAATGGAAAAAATAAACACAACGCCGGATAAATTATACCTACTCGTAGACGGTAATGATTTTATACCTATGATGAAGTTATGCAATGACTCTTATATCCAAATACCACATAAATGTATTGAAAGTGGTGATAATACATACGCTTCAATCGCGGCTGCGTCGATTCTCGCAAAGGTTACACGCGACGAGTATATTATGCAAATGTGCAAAGAAAATCCGGATCTAGATACGCGTTATGACCTAGAAAGCAACAAGGGGTACGGAACAAAAAAACATATGGACGGTATCAAGCTACACGGAATCAGTCAGTGGCATAGAAAAAGCTTTGGGTTATGCAAAGAGTTTTCTTAATTGTATCTGTATCGGAGTTGGACACGGCAGTTTCGTACCGCACATTTCATCTCCTTTTTCTCATAGACGGAGCAACAAAAAAGTTATATAATATATATAAAATATAAAGGACGACAAAAAACACGATTAGTAAATTAAACCATTTCATAATATTACAATACATTGAATCGTCTTTTGAATCACATCGTATCGTAGTTCCAAAAAAACCGAATATTCCTGAACCTAAAATTCCACCACCAAGACCCGAACTTCTTCCAGCCATTATTTTATACTATATATAGTTATTTATATATAGTATATATAATATTTATTTACATACAATAAAAAATTTCATTAAATTGAAGTAAATCTATCCTAATAAATAATATACAGAATACTATTTTCAAAAAAGAAAAACAAACAACAAACAACAAACAACAAACAACAAACAACAAACAACAAACAACAAACAACAAACAAACAAACAACAAAAAAATGAAAGTTCTTGTTTTCGACACTGAAACCTCCGGATTACCCAAAGAGCGCAATCCATCTATATATGATACCGACAAGTGGCCACACGTCATGCAGGTAAGTTATATTATATACGATACGGAAACCGACGAACTCGAGGAAACATACGATGCATACGTCAAGCTAAATCCATGGGTAATCGTCGACCCTGTATCGGAAGGAATACACGGAATTACACGTGAAGTTATGGAGCAAAAAGGTGTACCTATACAAGATGCGCTTATTCGACTACGCGATGCACTTGGGCGTGTAGACTTGTGTGTTGGACACAACGTTTCATTTGATAAGCGTTTCATTTTGGTAGAAGGGATTCGCAACAATATGAGAATGAACTTTCCAGCCGATTATTGTACGATGAAAAATAGCAAAGAAGTCTGCAAAATCGACTACACGTTTTCGAATGGAACAAAAGGATTCAAGTTCCCCAAGTTGATGGAACTATATGAGCACCTATTCCCGGGAGTACCGGCTCCGCAAAATTTACACAATTCGTTTGCTGATACGGTTGTCACGCTGAAATGTTATTGTAAGTTGGCTCATAACGTGAATCTTTCGCTTGAGTCGCGTCACTTTCGCATACTGTTTCGCGAAACTTGCAGTTGAATATGAATATGAATATGAATATGAATTATGACGAACACATAGTGCATCCATTTTCATCATCACCAGCGCTACCACCACCAGCATCAAAGGTAATATTTTCACTATCATCGTCATTTTTTTCTTTCTCCAACCGTTCCGGTTCAATCGTAAACTGTTGTGCCTGGTGTTTCGGCTTTCTTCGCAAATAGTAGATACCCGTCTTAAGTCCACGCGTCCAAGAATAAAAATGCATAGATGTCAGATTATTGTAGTTCGGTTCTTCAAGCCACAGATTCAAGCTTTGACTCTGGCAAATAAACGCTCCTCTGTCTGCAGCCATATCTATCAAATGTTTCATAGGTATTTCCCAAACCGTTTTATACTTGTTTTTAATATGTTCTGTTAGTCCGGGAATTACTGCCGGGTCAAGCTGTTGTATACTCCCACGATTCGCAATAATATTGTTTTTTATATTCTGATTCCATATACCTAAACGAATAAACTCTCGAATCAAATATTTGTTCACCATAATAAACTCACCTGCTAATGTTCGCCGCATATATATATTACTAGTAATCGGTTCAAAACATTCATTATTGCCGAGAATTTGCGAGGTACTTGCAGTAGGCATCGGCGCAACAAGAAGCGAGTTACGCAAACCGTGTTTAATAATATCGGAACGAAGCGATTCCCAGTCATACCGCCCGGGTGTTGGCGCTACATTCCACATATCAAACTGAAAAATACCGCGAGACATCGGCGAACCAATAAAGGATGAATAAGCACCCAACAAATCTGGCGTATTTTTTAAATTAAAACTCTCTTCCTCTGTTAGTTGAAACACGTATTCGGTAGATGATGACGAAGATGACGAAGACGCGGCAAAATAACGCGAACGTTCTGCCGAAATAAGATTCGATTCGGTTAATGCGGCATGATATATCGTTTCAAATATCAGCTTGTTTATTTTCGTAGCTTCGTCGCTATGAAACGGAATATCCATCATGAAAAAAACATCCGCCAATCCTTGCACACCAATACCAATGGGGCGATGACGCAAATTACTAACCCGCGTTTTTTCTGTTGGGTAATAGTTGATATCAATGACGCGGTTCAAATTTCGTGTAACAACGCGAACAACATCGTGTAGATGCTCATAATTAAAAATTTGTTTCGATTTATCCACATCGTAGCTAACAAACCGGTTCAAAGCAATACTCGCAAGATTACATACCGCTGTTTCATCTTTATCAGAATATTGAATAATCTCCGTACAAAGATTGGATGACTTGATTGTACCAATATTTTTCTGATTGCTTTTGTGATTCGCCGCATCCTTATAACACAAATAGGGCGTTCCTGTTTCCATTTGGCTATCTAGAATCTTAAACCAAAGGTCACGTGACTTTATTTTACGTTTAAACTTACCTAAATTTTCATATTTTGCATAGAGTTTCTTAAATTCGTCGCCATATACATCAGCCAAGCCAGGACACTCATCGGGGCAAAATAAACACCAGTCTTCATTTGTCTTTACCTTTTCCATAAAAAGATCGGGAATCCAAATCGCATAAAATAAGTCACGTGCACGCATTTCCTCGTCGCCTTGGTTTTTCTTGAGGTCCAAAAAATCAACAATATCGGCGTGCCATGGTTCCAAGTATATAGCGAAGCTTCCATTACGACGACCTCCTTGGTCAATATATCGCGCCGTATTATTAAATACACGAAGCATAGGAACAATACCTGTAGATGAACCGTTTGTTCCGCGTATTAAACTACCCGACGCGCGAATATTATGAATGTGGAGACCAATACCACCCGCCCATTTCGAAATATTCGCACACTCCTTTAGCGTATTGAAAATACCATCCAAACTATCGTCTTCCATGGAAATCAAATAACAGGAACTAAGCTGTGGACGCGGCGTTCCCGCGTTGAAAAGAGTCGGTGTAGCATGCGTAAAATATTTTTCGGACATAAGTAAAAATGTCTCACACGCCTTTTTCAAATTTTCGCCATGTATACCAATCGATACACGCATCCACATATACTGTGGGCGTTCCTGAATCACGCCATTTATTTTCATAAGGTAGGCGCGCTCTAATGTTTTAAAACCGAAATAGTCGAATAAAAAATCATTCTTAGAATGCAATGATACAAAATTATCTAAGAAGTCACTATTTTTTTCGATAATATTCCAAGTAGAATGCGAAATAAGAGGTGTATGAATACCGTCATTATCTGTAAATTCATATAAACGTCGCATAACATTTACAAATGATGGGTCGGTATTTTTGTGATGATTGGAAATGATAATATATGATGCAAGTGTACCGTAGTCGGGGTGCTGCGATGATTGAGTTGCACATTGTTCAGCGGTAAGATCGTCGATTTTTGTGGTCGGAATACCATCATACAACTGGTCGATGATTTTTATAACAAGTGCTGAAAAGTTGATAGAAACACCGGCTTGCAATCCTATCTTCTTTACGCGTGTTAAAATTTTGTCGAATTTTACGTCTTGGAGAGAACCATCACGCTTTTTTACACGCATCTCTGTTTCGTGTGTATTTGCAGAATCGTTTTTAACTGTTGTTGACATGGGTGGTTATATGGTTATATAATATGTGTAGCGGAGTATAGTATTATTACACATATTATATTTATACCATTTTTTCATAGTATATTTTTCATAGTATATTTTTCATAGTATATTTTTCATAGTATATTTTTCATAGTATATTTTCCGCACTATTTCTTGCTTCTATTTTTACGAGTTTTATCACTTTTATGGTGTCGCCTCATAGTGCTTCCTCCCATACTACCAGACGTATCGCTATCACTTTGTCCCTTGTTTGTAAGAGAATTAAATGCCTTGCGCATTCTTTTAAATTTACTTGCTGTTCTTTCCTTGTTATGCGAATGTTTATCGGGATGTAATTGTAAAGACCTTTTATTGAAAGCTAATTTAATATCACGCGCGGTAGGCGCCGAGCGAGGGTCGATACCCATAAAAGCCAACGCTTTATTTCTTTGCATTTTAGGGCGTTTTCCTGGGGATGGTGGTTCTTGAGCTGGACCACCGTGCGCATAGGAATGTTGTTGACGCCCTTGTTGTTGTCTTTGATATTGTTCCCATTCGCGTTGAGCGCGTTGCATGTCTTCCCATTGCTCTTGTTGTCGTCTACGATGCTCCTCTTCATATCGTTGTTGTCTTTCTTGTGCTTCTTGTTCCTCGCGACTTCCGGATTGACCTTTATAATTGCGTTGAAATAATGCATTGTATATTTGCTGCATTGGACGAAATCCTTCGCGTTCTGTTTTTAATTTTTCTTCCACTCCTTTAAAATGGTCGGAGCGTTGTTTTTGCGTTTCCATTCTTTGTTGACTTGCTAAACGCATTGCTTCTTCGTCGTCAAGATACCTATTGATTGCATCCTCGTAGCTTTTATCATTTCCTTTAATTGCACCATATTTACTTTCTAGTAAAACAAAAAATCTAGCCTGTTTTTCAATTGCTTCAGTATTCATACGTGAAAGCAATAAGGAAGAACTAATTCCGCTTTGAACAGGTGCAGCTATATGCGACTGATAAGGTTGATTCATTGATTCTCTTCTTTCCATTCTAGCTGGGGTAAGTTCATGAAACTGTCTACCTGCCAATGACTGAGTTAACGATGAAGGTGAACCAGAGAATCTTCCTATGCCTAATCTTTCTACTCTTGCACTTTCGCGCTGAGACTCTAATTCTTCTTCCATCTCCTTTAACGATTTTTTTATTCCACTCATTGAATGCAGATATTACAATATGCTATATATTATTCAAATATAATAACTATAAAAATATAATAATTGTAGAAATAAAATAACTATAAAAATATAAATAAAACTCACATAATAATAAAATATTTTTAAATTATATACAATAATATATACAATACATTACTAGATACAAATGAAATTCTCACAATCAAGAGGTTATGGCTTAAAATTTTTTATAGATATTATTTTAATAGTTTTAGTAGTATTTTTAGTTCTAGTTTTTATAGGAACTATAAAAGTGTATCATACTGAAACATTCACACCAAATATGAATAACAATAATCAACTGGTGCCGGAGGACTTTACCAAAAGCGGGAGAGAGCAACTTCTTTTACATGGGGACTATGACGTGAAAGAAAATACAGATGTTACAAAAAACAATAATTTTAATATATGGAAAAATTATCCGGTTTATCCTAGTTCATTTAAACAAATGACAAATAACAGAAAAACATGGACAACACCAGATGCAGGTATATGTTCACCGGCAGAATTCTGCGGAACACCGTATAAAGAAACGGAGCAACAAAAAGAAATAGTAAGCAACCCGATTCCATTAAACGCTAATGTAACACGTATTAACTGGTGGGCAGCAAATAGTTGCGAATAAGTAGTGTTAAAAATATCTTCAAAGGTGTAAATATATGTAAATACAGAAAACAGAAAACAATAAACAATAAATAATTACACAGTATTTATTGTTTATATTTGTGTATTATTGTTTATATTTGTGTATTATTGTGTACTATTGCGTATCATCACACATTATAAATTTAGTTCTAAATCAGATATTACGATAAGACAACCTGTTTCGGTAGTCTCTTCATCGTCTGGTACATTCGTCTTCTTCTTCGGTGTTCGTTTTTTAGGAGCTCTATGTTCATATCCCGATTCTCGTTCCCTAAGAATGGTATTCCACACAGTTTCTATTTTTTTAATTGCACTTTCAAACCATATATCATTCTTTCTAATAAGAACACAACTATATTCGCTTAAATACCAGTATATATTTTTTAACCAAGTAATTCCCGCATTCTTGTCAATAACCTCTTCGCACCACTTATCGTAACACGTACGTGTCAAATATAATGGCGCATATTCATAAAACGGTTTACCGTCTTTCATAAAATAAGCAATAACACCTTTCGTCATTCTAGCGGATGTTAAATAAAATTCACCATCATTATCAGAACAAGAGTCGTGTAAAAACGCCGCTTCATCTTCGTACTCTTTAAAACACGTCTCTAGAAAATCACATTCATCGCAATCACACACCTGCATTTGTAGCTGTGTTTGTATCCAATACTCTTCAAACGGTATTCCCGTTATTTCTCGATTGAATACATTCTTAATTTCCAACATTCGCCCATATAATGGTGACACAGGGTCAACGTTGATGCCATCCGGTGAGGCTCCTAAGAATTCATATTTAGGATGTTTGATACAACCGAATTCCCCGACCTTTGTCTTATTTCTTGCTTCATATATCATAACCGAAAGTTTTTCATATTTTTGCCCCCAGTGGAGAGGCGAGTTTGTATTTACATATGTTTTTTCTACTATTATTTGCTCCTTTTTCCTGTCCATATCATCCATGTCATCCATTTCGCATGGAGATGATGCGGAGGTAATGCTAATGTTAAGTGGTTTACATTTTTCATAAATAAGCTGGTTTACACACGAATCCGATTTAAATACTTTCCATGCAGCACTTGCCGTGATAAGTTTATTCCGGAAAATATACCACCCCGCTGTTCTCTGTTCATCTTGCGGAATTGATTTTAAGTATTCTATTTTTTTAGTTACTTCGGCGACATTCGGGGGATGTAAAATACGAGTATTTGGATAAGACCTCGGAGGAACAACAGTTTCAAAGTATTCTTCCAAACAACTGGTTACAATTTCCTCGATGCTATTTTCCATGTCATCTGTGAATGTAAATACGTCATTTTTAATAAGCAAACCATATGAACCATACGAAAACGTGTCGTCTATAATTTCATATATCGAATTCTCCAACTTTGCATGAAAAGTTGGGTCGCTAAATGACAGAGGATTATTTATTACATTTTGTTCGATGCAATACAAAACAGACTCTCGCATCTCTTCTATATCCGTCTCAGACAATGAGGGGCATATATTGGTATCATCTCCACCACCCTCAATGTCACTGTCGCTACCACTATCGTTATCATTTAGAAAATCCCAAACTGATTCATTATTTTCTACGTCATTGTTTTGAATATTACTATTTTTGTCAATAAATTCATGCAATGGAACACCATTTATTAAAATATCGTCTGTTTGAACGGATACATTTGGCATGGTACTATACGAATGTGGTGATTTACAAAATGTTAAATGTTAAAATGAAAGATTAGGGTATCTTAAAAGAGTGGTTATATATAAATAAATACATATTTCTAAGTCAGTATCAATTTTATAATAGATAAAAATTGGGAAGATAAAATAGAACGAAGATATTATATAATATATAAATAATAGAGTACCACCTACTTAGTATCGTCATCGCTGTTATGATTGGAATTATTTCTCGAGTTAGAAGATGAAGATATACCGGCAAGTTTTACACCCTTATTATCACGTGTTTTATTTGTTTTTTTAGGAGGAAGACATTTCAACGTAGACTGGCGCTTTTCACACCTTTTTAGAGTAAACTTGCGATTTATTTGATTGAACAAGAGACACGGTATCGATTTAATAACACCATTTTCTCGGTCATAAATAACATCTTTTACTTTTGATAAACGTTTTTGGTCAAGACTTGTAGTTAAAAATGCTAGTAATGTTTTTGACTCCTTTGCGGTAAGATTATTAATTGTAGAATAGTCTTCGATGAAAACGCGAATTTTTTGCATTTTGATTGTTTTGTCTAGCTTACTCCAAAGCTCATTAGTGTGTGTTTGTTTTTCTTTTTCCAGAAAGTCGTTAATATTATTTACATCGTTTGTGTCTCTTGGACTTAAATTATTATAGGTACTATTACTTAAAAGCATCGACTTATATTTTATATTTTTCAGGTCTTTCATTTCTTTGCTCATCTTGTATAATATATATATAAAGTAAAGTTTAACCTTTTTTTCTATTTGTTATATTTATGATATAAAAACAAAGTTCATGAAATCAATTTCGATAACAGGAAAAAGAAATACTGATAAGATAAAAAGTTTAGAAAATCCAGATATGATTTGCGAAAGAAATTCTATAAAAAAGTTTTCAAAAGAGACTATTGCATTTTACGAGAATCACGATGAGCAAATATCTTTGATAAATAAACTTTACATGGATGTGAGACCACTAGAGAACCGTGAGATATTCATAAAAGAACTAGAAAAAAAAATAAGCGGATATAAACAACAAGACATAGAGAAAGAATTATATGAAAAAGATAAATTTATAGACATGGAACATGTATTGTCGAAATTAACGAGTTGTGGATTAAAATGCTATTATTGTCAAAAAAAATGTTATATTATATATAACGAAGTATTATCAAAGACGCAGTGGACAATTGATAGAATTGACAATAATTATGGACACAACAATGACAATATAGTTATCGCATGTCTAGACTGCAATATAAGAAGAGGTACCATGGACAGTGACCGATTTAAATTAGGAAAACAGATGAAATTCATAAAAAAAGACCATGATAATAAAATATTATAATCTATAATTATTTACAAATATTATACTTATTTTAATTGCACAAAAAGCATTTAAAATGAACTTTATTTTAATAAATACAAATACAATTACAATTATAAATAAAATAAAAGTTGAAAATGTCTTCTAGTACCAATACCGCCTCAACATATTCTAATAATTATACGACTCAGAATGACCTTTTATTGAACAACCTTTTAAAGTTTTACGAAGAGAGTAACAATATGGATTATATGCTGCGAATAATAAACGGGGAGTCAAAAATTTCTCTAAGAATAATAGACTGGTTTGCAACTAACTATGCGAAAAAATATTATACAGTATATGAGATACCAAATACGGGGCGTCGCTTTAAAGTATATGTAGACTACAAATTAAAATTGAAAGCATACTCAAAGAAGAGGTTCGACCCTTTTTGTAGATGGGATAGAATAACGGTTCCATATAAAGACGGTAAATATATTCAGACAACGATAGGACAGTTAAATTTTTTTAAATGGGCGCTAGAAAACAATGTAATTCGTTTTATAGAAGAAAATTATTCAAATATTGAAAAAGATATGAATAATAGGAATAGTACTTCAAAGAGCAAGTCATTGTCTGGTTCTTCCATTTCTAGTTCATCGACTGACTCTGTAAATATTGATACAAACGACGGGAATGACGCGAATGACGCGAATGACGGGAATTACGTAAACGACACAACCTATAATGGTACTAATAGTGTGTCTTCAAATGTAGGAATTTTTACTGGAGATATAAATAACAAGACGAGAAAAAAGCGTGAAGAGTTATCAGTTTCTGCAACAAAAAGTATTAAAAAAGAAAAAGTAGAAATTGTAGTAAATTTTAATTAAAGTGAATGAATAATGGAGTTATAAAAACATAAAAACATAAGACATGAAAAATATAATAAAAATATAATTACAGTATTTTTATTATATAAATAAAATTTCTATATAAATAATGGGAAATCAAATATCAATAAAAAAAATAAACTATGAAGATATGCAAAAAGCCTGTAATGGAAGTAATGCGGATAATTATATCATAATAAATACACTACAGGATAATATGCAAAAGTGTTTGATAAAAAATACAATTCAAATAGACCAAGAAGAGAAAATTATAAATTCTATTATTAAAAAAAATCGGGATAAAAATATTATATTATATGGTAAAAATTGTAATGATGAAAATACATATAAAAAATACGAACAATTAACAAGGCTAGGATTTACAAATGTTTACGTATATGTAGGAGGGATGTTTGAATGGTTGTTACTACAAGATATATATGGAAGTGATTTATTTCCAACTACCAGTAAAGAATTAGATATATTAATATATAACTCGAACAAAGTATTTGGTGTCAAATATATAGAAAACGGAAAATAAGAAGCGACGACAACTGTGGTAAAGGTTTTTGAATTAAAGCGATGTAATAAATGTATCAATTTGTTCCAATATTCTGATATTTGCTTCCGGGTTTTTGTGTAAGTCTATGTCCGCATCAATAACAAGTTTCGGAATGTTTTCGCTGTCAATCCATTCGTTGTGATATTTATCGCACTCTTTTAAATACTCAAGTGGGATATTTTCTCCTTCTCTTGCACGAATATTTACCCGCTCTAAGCACGTTTCAGGAGACGCCTTTATATATACAATTGCCCCGATTGGTACATCGCTTATAAATTCTTCATACCATTTTGTGTAAATAATATATTCGTCATGTTCTATATCACCCTTGTCGTATAACATCTTCGAAAACACATTTTTGTCTGTTCCAACACATCTTTCGGTAATAATATATTTGTAACCTTTTTTGACAGCATCGCGAAGAAGAGACAGCCGCGAAATATAGGCGAGCATCTGAAGACGGAATGCAAACTTTTTTTGGTTTTTATAATAATTGGAAAGAATTGTCACACCATTCTCGTCAACAACTGAATTCCACGAGTCAACAGGTTCTTGAATAAAGATAACATCCGTTCTGCCTTTCTCTTTATAATAGTTTTCAATGTCTCTCACCTTTGTCGATTTTCCCGAACCAATATTTCCATCAAAACTTATAATAATAGGAGCGGTGGTGGCAGATGCGGAAGATGCGGAAGATGCGGCACGACTAGACATTGCTGTGTTTTCAGAAAAAGGTAATGATGTCATTTCGATTATAATATACTAAATATTTTCTTTTCAATTTTATACACTTGGAAATGTCATTATTATATAATATATTAAAGTAGGTTAAATATATCTTTTTAAAATTATATAACGATACATACACACACACCTTCAATCATCTTAACACATACTATATTTCGACCAGTAACTACACTACAACACAACATGACAGAAACTAAAGCCATCGTAGAAATTAAAAACGACAAACAGTGCGAACACGAACCGGAAGTAGATATACATATTGACCTATATCAAAAGAAGTTATCAAAAGCAGAATGGGACTATATGGAAATACCAGAGTCCAAAGACGAAGTTGAAATTTTGAATTTAATTAAAAAGGGATTTTCAGACGTAAATATTAAGTATAATTCGGCAAAGTCTATCATAGGAATTTTAAAGACGTCTATTACGGAAGAAATCATGGTGTTTCTTTTCAATAAATATTTTAAAAAAAAGATAGAAGAAATATGCAGTGAATATGATTATGCGGATTACAACTGCGAAGAAGTGATTGGAAAGAATAAAAATTTAAAAATAAAAAAAATAGATGAAATGAGAATAGTGAATAATAATTTTCAAGAAGACACAAGTAACGACAAAATTTACGAGTTTGTTTTGATAGAAATTATTGAGCAACTATTGGAACACTATCAAGACAAAAAGGCGAACTGGTATTATTATTATTATACTTTAAAATTTATGAAAAATAATGAAATCGAACACCTCAATACATATGTGGTTCATTTCGTAAATAATATTTTAGAAAAATATGAGAATGATTTCAAAATAAAAACATTTATTCGATATTCTTACAAATTCGTCGAAAAAAATGAATACCTATTCAAGTACCAAGATTTTGCTCTATACGAACACCAAAAACAAATATTCACCATTTGTAAAAATCCGAATCCAAAACTTATATTATATATTGCTCCAACAGGCACAGGTAAAACACTAACCCCGATTGGGCTATCGGAGCCATTTAATTTGCCCAACCCGGACCCGTTGGTGGGAGGATTTATAACTAAAAAATACAGAATTATTTTTGTTTGTGCCGCGCGACACGTGGGGCTAGCGTTAGCAAAGTCGGCAATCAGTGCGATGAAAAAGATTGCGTTTGCATTTGGCTGTAACAGTGTGAGCGATATTCGGCTGCATTATTATGCGGTAAAGGAAGCAACGCGTGATAAAAATGGGCGGATTCGCAAGGTGGACAATACAGTAGGGGACGAAGTGGAAATAATGATATGCGATATCAAGTCATATATTCATGCAATGTTGTATATGAAGGCGTTTAATAATGTTAATAATATTATTTCGTATTTCGACGAACCGACAATTTCGCTAGATTATAGTGAACATGACTTTCATAAAATAATTAAGAAAAACTGGGTTGAAAACCAGATTCCCAATATCGTATTGTCGTCGGCGACGCTTCCACACGAGAATGAAATACAAACAACTATTTCGGATTTCAGGTCAAGATTTATTGGGGCGGAAGTTATATCTATTGTCAGTCATGACTGCTCAAAGTCAATCCCGATTGTGAATAAAGATGGTTATGTGGAGTTGCCGCATTTTTTATTTGAGAAATATGACGAGGTTCTTACATCGGCAAAACACTGCGAGAACTACAAAACACTTTTGCGATACTTTGACCTAAATGAGATAGTAAAATTTATCATAATTGTAAATGAAGAAAAATTATACACGAGTGCTAGGTACTCAATGGAGAGATACTTTGCCGATATGATGGATATTACGATGACAAATATAAAATTATATTATTTGATTCTTCTTAAAAATATTATACCTGATAAATGGGACGAACTTTTCAATAAAATGAAAACAAAACGCACCAAACTACATGAGTCGAATATTTATTTTACTACGCACGATGCACACACGCTGACGGATGGACCGACGATTTTTCTGACGAATGATGTTGAAAAGGTGGCAAAGTTTGCGATTCAAAATTCTAAAATTCCTGCGGAGGTTATTGACGATTTAATGACTTCGATAGAACATAATAATGTGTTGTCGAATAAGATTGACGTTTTGGAAAAAGATATTCAAGCAATAGAAGAGGAGAAGGAAAAGTCAAAGGATGGTAGCAAAGATGGTTCAAAGGGGAAAAGCGGTGGTGGTAATATAGTTGTAGATACTAGAGAAATAAGAGAAAAGCAACAACTTATAGACATGATAAGAGCGAATGTGAAGAGGATATCGTTGAGTGATGTATTTGTGCCGAATAAACTAGACCATATTATAAGATGGACAAAAAGGGACAAATATACGAATGAATTTTCTGCGAACTTGGATGAAAATACGGTAGAAAAAATTATGTTGCTGCAAATTGACAATCATTGGAAGGTGCTACTATTGATGGGAATTGGTGCGATAACAAATCATACAAATGTGAAATATAATGAAATCATCAAAGAGCTGGCGCAGAATCAAAAATTGTACATTATTATTGCATCTTCGGACTATGTGTATGGAACAAATTATCAGTTTTGTCATGGTTATATTAGCAAAGACTTGAGTACGATGACACAAGAAAAAACGATTCAGGCTATGGGGCGTGTTGGGAGAAATAAACTACAGCAAACCTATACAATTCGATTTAGAGATAATGAAATTATAAAGACGCTCTTTACTCACTGTGACAATAAGCCGGAAGTTGCAAATATGAATAAGCTTTTTAGTTCCAATTAGCATACAGAAGTGTAGTAACTGTATGGTAATTGTGTGGTAGTTTTGTAATTTTATTATAAATATTATAAATATCATATGTTAACTGTAAATGTATGTAATATGCGCTGATTTACATCCCAAAAATCTGTGCGCACTTTTGTTCCGCTATCTATAAATGTATGCGTTGTGAAACCGGTGACAATTTTACTCCATACGCTTTTTACTTGGTGTTTTTTATATTTGAATTGCGTCGATTCATCATGCAATTTTACGAATGAATGTCCAGTAGAGCCTATTATTACCATACCTGCAGCTCCGGTTGTTATGTATTTTGATTCTCCGTCTATCGAATAATGTTCCAAATTATGGTTATGTCCATTTAGGTACAAGTGGACACGACTGCTGTTTAAAACGGACTGAAAATTTTCGGCATCTATTTCGTCAGCTTTATGATGTCCCAAGACAAATACCCATTCGTTGGATGGAATATAGGAAAGCGTGGCATTGAACCAGTCGAGCTGTGCCTTACAGTCTTGCGCGAGAATATTTTCATGAAACATGCATTCTTCGACAATGGGGGAACATGTAGGATATTGTGTACCACATGGGTCCCATTTCTTTCGATCTTCGCCGCGATAGTCGTTTACACACGGATTCGTATCTAGTACAATAATATTCAAAGGAATACTGGAACCAGTGGTTGAAAGAACAACGCGACGATGATAATACCTGTCATCCATTATCCATTGCGGAATCGTCTTGTTTAATTCTAACTGCGCCGCCGGATTAAAACCGTAGTCATGGTTACCCAACGCATTATACCAGGGCAAACTAATATTCCCAAACAAGTTGACATAGTCTTCGCTTATTTGTGGGTCGCTCGTGTTCTGAATCCCGCAGTAGTAGAAATTGTCGCCGGTATTTAAAACAAGTTTTGGGTTATATTCTGATACATATGTTGTCATTGCGCGAGCGGTATTTTCGGCGTTTCGCAAATGATAGCCGCCGAGTGCGGCTGACCCCCAGTCTCCTAAAGAGATGATACTAATATCGCGGGTGCTATCTTGGGTGCTAAGGGGCGGTGTATAACGTGGTAGCATCTCGATGGGTAATGCCGATGCCGCCGCCGCTGCATACAAAAAAAACGGAACCAAAAGGGGAAAAGGCTTATATTTATTCATTTATCTAAACAGAGAAAAGTATTTTTGGGGGGAGAGGGGGTGGCGATAATGGATTTTTTGTAGTTATTATATCTTATAGTCATTTCTTTAAATAACTATGAAATATTGTTATGAGTTATGGGTTAGATGAACTAGTAAAAAGTTGGAGTTGTTTTACATTTCTTACCATTTGCTGAATTACAATTCAGTAAAGAACTTTTTGGATTAAATCCTTTAAGCTTCAAAGTATGTATCAATTTATTTTTATTTGCGAAGCCTTTTATTTTTAGTGGTTTAAATCCCTTACCGTAAATGACATAACAACGGTCTTCGAGATTCGTCATGTGGTATATATGATATATATGATATATTTTATAGTGTTATTTTATTTTTTATAATATTTTATATGTTTTTTCATCTAAATCTTCGATAACGTTTTTGCGTTTTTGAGGAATGACGTTTTATTTTTCGTGATGAATTATTTCTACGATGACGAGTTATTGATGTTCCACCTCCACTTTTATTTTCTTTTGGAGACTTTGGGGAAGGCGTTCTTGAACGTGCTTTTGGAGACTTTGGGGAAGGCGTTCTTGAATGTGGTTTCGGAGACTTTGGAGAAGATGATCTTGAATGTGGTTTTGGAGACTTTGGGGAAGATGATCTTGGGTGCGATGACTCAGGAATAGGACCTGCTATCATTGCCATTGCTCTCATTGGTGCTCTTGCTGTTGCCATTGCTCTTCTCGACATTAATGCTGCTATAGCTGCTGCTCTTGCTGGTTGTTCTAAATTTCCTAAAAAATTAGGACCTCGCTTTTTAAGTGTGTTACGCATAAACCTTGCAAAATCGCTTCTTGCGAACTGCAATGGAGTAATATGTCTTGAAAAAAATTTGGGTACTAGGGATTGTTCTAATCCACGCATTAAAGCCATAGTGCGTTGTTTTTTACTACTTAACACACTACAATCCCATAAAAGAGCAGCATTGTCTTGGTTGCCTGTTGCAAGAAGTCTACCGTTTGAATGAAATGCAATAGATGTAACAGGTCCTCGATTTCCGAAAAGTCGTCCAATTATATCCACTGTCATCAGGTCGTCTGAGAATCCCCACCCTATCACGCTAGTATCGGCGCTACACGATAATAGAATTGGTGCCGTTGGATGAAACGCCAAACCAGTTACAGCGGCATCGTGGTCAACAAGAATTGCCATACATTCACTCCTCCCTATTTTTCCGTTTTTATTAAAATCTAACTTCCATAACATGATAGAATTATCATTGCTGCCAGTTGCTATAAAAGGTTTAGTCGGATGAAGTGCAATAGATACAACATTCTTACTGTGATTTTCACGTCCATTCTCTATTTCTTTCTCTAACATTGTTAGAACGCCTTGTTTGGTTTCTTTATATGACCATAACAATGATGAACTATCCTCGCGAGTGCGCTCTCTACCAGTTGAAAAAAGTGGTTCTGTTGGATGAACAGCAACACATCTAGTGCTAGCGCTACCTAAATCCATAGAAGTTATATTACGTACAAAATCTAATTTCGTGTTGTCATCTGATAGTTTCCACAACTTTGGTGGTTCCTTACCGTTCTCACCCGTTACTATAAATGACATAATGGGATGAATTGCGATACAACTAACACCCTTAAATACACTTCGATTAACTGGTAGTGGAGTAGTTGATAAACATTGATGTGTTGTCGTATCCCATACTTTTAACGTATTATCTGCACTTCCAGATATCAGAACAGGTGCTGTAGGGTGAAATGCCACGCATAAAACAGGCTCAGTGTGACCCTCAAGAGTTGCTAGACATTGATGCGAATCTGTGTCCCATAGTTTCACGACATTGTCACCACCTGCTGTTGCCATAAGGTGTGCTGTAGGATGAAATACGACTGACTCAACAGGACCGTCATGTCCTTCTAAACTTGCTACAATACGAATTTTACCTTTTTTATTGGACATATCTATGATTTTTTTGATTGTATAAATAATATATTATATATATTACATATAAAATATTATATAAAATATTTTATATAATATTTTGTTTATAACCTTGTTATTAGACGTCATTAGACGTGTTACATTTTTATAAATCTTCGATAACGTTGTGTTATTTAACTTCATAGGAAAATTCTAAAAAATCCCAAAAGTAATTATCTGCAAGTGCTCCCTTGTGGTATATATCTTTGCGTATTTTTTCTGGCGTACAGTTATTTTCTTCTATATTTTTCATTTTTAGCTTGTATATACCAACATCGTAATAGTAAATATTATTTTTATATTCAATACGCACATCTACAATATCGTCATCGACGCGTGACTCTTTTCTAAGGAGACTATCGTGTACATTTTTTATATTAAACTTATAACGAAAGCGTTGTGTATCCTCGTTGCTATTAAATATATCTTCATGTATATCTTCGTAGTAGTTAAATGAATTTTTATCTATAGCTGGTCGCATAATATAGTCAAGGAATTTATATTTAGTTTTGTCTATTTGTCTCACATATTTCCCATCACGCAGTTTATATAGTTTCATAATATTTACAAGTATGTATTCTTGTACATCGAAAGGTAACGGTAACTTTGACACCACTCTCGCTTCCATTCAATATAAATAATAGTGTAATAATTATTATTTATATTTTAAGTTTTATTTTTAAGTATGTCTATTATACATTTATTATAATGGCGCGGGGAGATTTTGATTTTGTTTTTCCAACTCCTCTTTGCGCTTCTTCTCTAAATCATCAATAATTTTATTCGCTTCTGCCAATTTATCATTTAGCTTAATTTTACCGGATTTACTTGATGTCCATGATTTAGGTAAATCGGGGTGTTTTTCTATTTTAAAGTATTCACGCTCTTTTGTATGCGACCTATCTATCCACTCACGATAATATACTACATACTTTTTCATCATATGGTGTTCTAAACCATTCGGTAATGTTTGTGCACTATGCTTTCTATTTCGCTTTTTAGTGAAAGAAGTATCATCTTTTTTATCTTCATTTTCGACAGTTGACATGGATGACTATTATCGTTATTATTGTTATTAATATTACTATTATTATTATTAGTATTATTATTATTTATGAAAATAAATTTAATTCCTATTTTTAATTTATAGTCTTAGAATATAAAAATACAAGATGATGAAAAATATGTTTGGTTTAGTAAACGATAACCAACTACAATTTCCACAAGAATACGCTCACGAGCAGTATCATTTTAAGCCTGTTGAGCAACCGAAGCAATCCGAAAAAATAAAAAATAAGAAAGATGTTCCTCCTATTTCCCCTGAATTAGTTGAAAAAATGAACACTTTATATAAACTTTTACATACAGTATGCACAATGTTAGATGAAGAAAAAATTCCATTTTACTTAGACCTTGGTACGCTTCTTGGATGTATTCGTGAAGGAAGAATATTACTAGACGATACAAATGTAGATATAACAATACACTTGTCTAGGTGGGAAAAACTCACGGAGATAGACTTATCAGAGTATGGTATCATATTAAAAATAAAAAATAATGAATTCCCCGATAAAGACACCGGTAATATGTTATCAGTTTATTTAGAAAACGAAAATCCTGAATATTATTGTAACATTTATGCTAATCCAGCATTTCCTATATTAGATATAAGCGCGATGAATGATAATAATGTATACCCTATTCCGAAAAACCCAGATGTATATTTAAAACAATTATATGGCGATTGGACCGTACCGTCAAATAAACATGCCGACACCATATACCATAGAAATAATGGGCTTATTTTAAGTGAATATAAAAAAAATTGGGACCTTCGGTATAACATATATAAATGTAAATTTTAACACTTTGATGCAGAATACACCACTTTATAATACTGTATTACTATAGTTTAACATACTAATACAGTAAAGTAAAATAAAATATAACATATAAGTAGTATAGCGTAGTATAGTTTAGTATAGTTTAGTATAGTTTAGTATAGTCTAGTATAGTATGAATCCACCTATAGCAGTTGTTATTATTATCGCAACCTTAGCATGCGTTACTCTTATTTTTTGTTTAGGATACTGTATTATGAGATGCCGCAAATATAGTATAGAAAATTGATATAAAGAAATGCTGATATAATAAATAAGCACACAAAAACACAATCGTCTCAAAAACAATCGTCTTCAATGGCTGGAAAGAGCAAAAGCAAGAGTGGTGGAAAAGGAAAATCAGGAGCCAAGGGTGGTTCGGCGTTGAAGACCGCAATGTCTGCGCAAAATAACCCGGCAGCGCGTATTCGAATTCCGCAAACAATTGGATTACCAGGACAAATCGCCAACAATGCAGGAGGATATTCTTTCCCTCTGCCTCTGGAACAAGAATGGATGCGATATTTAATTATTGGAAGCAAATCGGATAATGGAAGTTACTATCAATGTGGAGGGGCAATCGCGACCACGATTTCGAAGTGTATTATGGCGGCAGTTTCATCGGCGGCTACATGCGCGCATTTGATTCAGGATATTGTGGATGTTTCCGTAAAGGGACGAGCACCAAAACAAGAGATGACGATGATGTCGCTTGCCGCCGCGATTGTATTTCCTCCTGATAATGCGTGCAAAGCGCAGGCGCTGGCGGCAATCGGTCAAGTATGCCGCATTCCAACTCACTTGTTTATGCTTGTACAATATATTCGCGACCTTTCGCAGGACAAGGCGAAACCAGGTAAGGGGTTTGGTAAAGGGGTGCGACGTGCTTTGACGGAATACTACACGTCGCGTGGAGGGTTGGAGCTTGCGGTTCTGGTGACAAAATATAAAAATCGCGAAGGATGGACACACGAGGATTTGATTTCACTGCTCCATATCAACCCGGCGGAAATGAAAGATGATGGGGGGCGACTCGTATTGGAGTGGATTATGAAGAAGGACAAACCTGAGCGCAAGATTGAGGCGAATCTGGCAAAAGGAATTGCGGCGACAACACTGCCTGCTAAAATGGACAGGACTGAATTTCTGAAAAAATTAATGGAGATTCCTACACCGGACAAGGAGACTGGTGGAGCAGGAGAGAGCAAAGGATTTATGAGAACTATTGCGAATGCGATTGGGTCGGTTATGGGTGGTGGTGGTGGTGGGGCAGCCGCTCCCTCCAAAGTTAGCTCTACAACACCACCATCGCGCAGACTCGATGTGATGTTTGAAGTCGTTCATCCAGATAGCCCGATGTCTGGTTCGTTTAAGCTCATGATTCAAGACACAGAGCAACTTCAAAATCTCAGGCAAACGATGATTGACATTGGAATTGGAACGAGTTTCATATTTCGCTACAATGGCGCTATCATTTCTTCGACAAAATCTTTGCGAGACATCTCATATGACCCCTCCAAGAAAATCTACTTGGCTGCAGGTGTTGAACCTGTTGTTGCGGTGGAAGCACCGGCACCGGCACCGGCACATATTGCAGCCCTCCCAGTATCAGAACCCGAAGAAACACCAAAAAAACCCGACGAAGCCCCTCTCGTGGCAACTGCGCGGTTCCTGAAGGCATTGGTAGAGTTGGCAAAAACAGGCGAAAAGAAGGATGCAGCCACTGCTGTTGCACTTATGGAAAAGAACAAGAAAATCCAGCGCGAACATTTGCCTACCGAGCTTTTAAATACACCGCAAATATGGAATGCTCTTCTTGGTGGGATGGGAATGACAGCACTAGTTCGCAATCTTGGAAAACTGTCACAGGTCGGCGTCGCATCAACAAAGTCGCAGGAAATTATCAAAATGTTGACTGATGCCAAAAATGTCAAAGATTCGAAGATTCATCCGCTGCAAGTTTTGGTCGGAATGAAGACGTACTCGCAGGGAAAGGGTGACCTGGGCTCAATGACATGGACGCCGAATTCATACATCACAACCGCGCTCTCAACAACATTTCGCCAGGCATTCGGGAATATTACACCAACAGGAAAACGGTACATGCTCGGATTGGATGTGTCAGGGAGTATGTCGTCATTTATGTGCGCCGGGGCGAAAAATATTACACCACGCGAGGGATCGGTTGCAATGGCAATGATGACACTACACGCAGAGGGAGCCGAAAACGTCCATATCTATGGGTTCAGTAATATATTTTACAATTTCAATGGGAAGATTCGCCCCGAGATGACAATTCAGGATGCGATTAAGGCTACGGATGTGCCATTTGGAGCTACAGATTGTGCTTTGCCGATGACGGAGGCGTTGAAAATGTATCGTCAAAATGGGACTGTGTTTGATGTATTTTGCGTTTATACGGATAGCGAAACATACGCACCGACAGTACACCCACAAGTTGCACTAGAAATTTATCGCAAAGAAACAGGGATTGATGCGAAACTAATCGTGGTTGGAATGACGTCGAACTGTTTGACAATTGCCGACCCGAAGGATAAGAATACGCTGAACTTGGCTGGATTTGATACGTCGACGCCGGAGTTGATTAGCATGTTTGTGCGAGGAGAGATTTAAGGGCGGATGCGATATGATGTGATTAGATAAAGTTGCAGAATATATTATTACCTTTTTTTGGTAATAATATATAATCTATTTTATATAATACCATAATTAATAAAATATTGTATAAATATAATATGGATTTATACAGTTATATTAAATATTTTATTTTGGGCGGCATACTAATGGTAGGTACTAATTATTTATTAGATAAATATAATAATGGACCTGCATTAGTAGCTTATTTATATTGTGCACCAACAATCTACTTGATTATTATGTATATTATATATCAAACTCGCGGAATCAATGGATATTATACATTTATTGTACATAGTTTCATTAACTATATAGCAAATACAGCAATTATCATATTTTTAATATTTTTAACAAAGTACTTAAGTAACGCATATAAAAGTTTTTTCATAGTATCAATATTATTTATATTTTATTCAATCTACTATTTTTTGTATATTTATAAATTAGAATTTACACCATTATAACAAGCTATGCAGTATCTAGAACCTTTTTTGAAACAACTCTATATAGTCATTAATTTTTAAATTTATTTTTTATCAAACATATAAACATCTTAGGTAAACAATATATATAAACGATATAAAAAGACCTTTGGCATATTATGTAGCAAACACAATCGCAATCACGCAAAACAGAATGGAAGCCCTAGGCGCTGCGGCACCGGCACCAGCACCGGCTACAGCTACTACTAGTATAAATTATACGGATGTTAATAAAAAATTCGAAGAACTGAAATCAATATTTTACACTACTAAGGGGTGTATGATTTTAACATTGAATGATGCATTCTCAAAACATTTTATTGCAACGCATCCAACCTTACAATGGAATGAGGAATATAACAGTTACGCAGAAGCAGTAGTATTAACTGCTAAAATTAATATAATTGTTTTTGGACAACCTTTTGAAGTTTATCTGCATCGTCCTATAAAACAAATACATCGTTGGGAGTATGAATACTTTTTTGGATTTGGAGGACATAATGCTGGGTTCTCCCATGATAGAATTATCCTTACATTTTCAGAAACATTTGATAAGAATATCGATGTTGAATATTTACTAATGACAGGGACATTACATCAAGGCGATGAAGGCGATGAAGGCGACGAAGCCGTATGCTGTGTAATCGATGAAAAATATGTTAAAAATGCGCTAAAGTTACTAGTTATTGGGGGTTATGTAAAACAGTGGAGCGCTTTTAATTATTTTAAAAAATGGTTTAAAGACCGCGGATTTAATGTAGAAGTTGAAGAAAATAACTCTAATAAGTTTGCATCATTTATTTTTGAGGATTATGCAATTATTGAATCATAAACGACAGCTCGCCAGTAATTTGGCGAAGAACATAGTTTGTATACGCCACCACGAGCGCATCGGCTTCGTAGTAGTTCCAATATGTGTCCGGGATTTTTAGATCCGTGCGGCTTTGATTACCCGCGCATATGACATTTGTAAAGTTTGTTATCGTACATTGAAACGGATGTTGCGGATAATCATTTTTGACAAACGTACCTTTGAATTTTTGATGTGCGTATTCGGGGCGTTTTTCTTGAATCAAATATGTCTTTCCAGGTACAAGGTTGACAGGATTTACGAGTCGGAGGGGGCGCATTGGTGTGGCGTCGTGTGGCTATATCACGAGTAAACAATATAAAACATTTCAATTTTATATTGTTAAAATTATAAGCTACAATATTAAAAGGATTATATTTATTAAAATTTATTTTTTTAATGACATTCTTCTATGTGTATTTTTAAATTTATTACTATATTTTATTTTTTGTTTATATCTATTTAAATATAATTTAACCAAGATTAAAATTATTAAAAATATTATAAATACAAGTAGAACACTTACTATACTTGGACCATGAACTGAATATAATGAATCATCTAACTGATAAAAATATTTATTATTAAATACATAATGGTAGCATTTATCGTAATTATATTTTGTTAAAATGTGATTCGCAATTATTTTACCACTTTCAGTTGCTGCTTCCATAGAATATTTATTTAAAGATGTTTTTGTATGTGCTCCACCAATATACATATTTGTATATTCAGTTTGTTGATCCATAATATATGAATCATTGAAAATATCATTTACCCATTTTTTATTATGTAGATTTTCTAGTTTTCCGTTTATGTATTCATATTCATTAAATAATTCTTCATAATATATATCATCGCGTGTAAGGTAAAAGTTATTGTATTTATAAATATAATTATTTAAACTTTTTGAAATAAATATTTCATTTTTTATTTCTTCTATAAGTTCTTCTCTTGTTAACTCAATGATTTGTTTGTTATATTTTGGAAGTATACTTGTAGAATCAACAATCGTTCCACTCCATAAACTTTTTATTTCTCCATTATTGTCCAATCTTACATCTTTATCCCAACATGATTCTACTATTTGTATTGTAATATTTAACATAGAATCTAAGAATGTAATAGCAATATTTTCTTTGTGAAATTTAATTTTTTTAATAAATCCGAATCTAAAACTTATTTGATTATTTACACTTTTACTAATTACCTTTTTATTTTTCTCTTGTAAAACTTTTAGATTGCTATTAACTAATATATTCTGTAAATTAAACGGATTTATTGAAATAACATATTCGTCAGCATACACGTGTTGAACGCGCCCATCAATATTCATAGTTAATGATGTTATCTTATCATTTATTTTATTTATTTTTATTAATGTAGAGTTAAAGTATAATTTAAAATTATTATGATTTGTCAAATATTCTTTCCAAGGTTCAAACCATGATTCCGTTGTCGAGCGTGTTGAAACACGCCAGTTATGATATGTGTCTATATTTGAATTTAGAATTATAGATGTAATAGTATCCAATACTATTTTTTTACTAACAGTATGTCGGTTAAATCCTAATCCAGGACCACATATATGATTTACAATTATATTATATGTTTTTTTATTATAATTTTTAATAATATAGTCTTTTAATAATATTTTTTTATCTTCTTCTCGTCGATTATTAGAACATATATATTTTGAAATATCATAATACCCTTTTATATATTCAGTGAAGTCCATTTCTCCTGCTTCATCATATATATCATTATTGTTAAATAGTATGAAATTGAGTTTATTATGTGATAAATTGTTTATTACACAAGGTTTATTATTATTATTATTATTATGTTTTAGTAACGGATGATTTGGTTTATGTGAATTATTAATTGGAATTTGTTTTGCGATATCAAAAAAATTATTGTAAAATGAACCATAACCTCTCCACGAATATTCTTCTATTATACCATATTTATTTCTTACGCATTTTGCCATACCACCTAAATCAAATGAACTTTCAAATAAATGAACATCAAAGTCTTTTTTTATTAACTCGTGTGCCGTTGTTAATCCAGATATACCACCTCCTATTATTATTACTTTTTTTACCATCTAATAAACAGACAATTAAGTATATTATGTTAATATATAATAATATTAACATAATATAAATTTAACAATTAATTATTTGTTAGGTTAATTAAAGTATATCACAATATAAAACATTTCAATTTTATATTGTTACAAAATTGAAACCAAAAATATGTATACAAATAGGTGTAATCAAAACCGTAATAAATTATTACACCACACCCTATTACATACTAATTTCAAAAATGAAATCTGTTGCTAGAAACGCTAAAGAATCAGCCTCAAAAAAGACGGCAAAAAGGGCGCAAAGAGCACCAAACCATAAGTTACGATTTAATGAATTCGAGGTATTATCGAAACACGCTATTGGGGATGCAGGAGAAGAGTTCATTTGCAATACGATTCCGTGCGAAACGTGCGGTCATACAAAGTGGACGAATTTGAACAAAGTACAAATGAATTATCCTGGCGTTGATTTATGCTGTGACCATTGTGGCACATATGTGCAAGTGAAAACAATGTGCAGCAAAAATGGGAGTTGTCCTCTGTCGCAGGCTAGCAATGGTGCATGGAAATTCCCAACATCAAAAAACACGGTTCGCGAAACGTTGAAAATGTTGAAGGGGAATATTCGATATATTGCTGTAGTATATGATACGAATTATAATATTATAGAGGTAAGCATCACCGGACTTTTATCCTCAAAAAATATACACTATACGGAAAATTACATAGTTTCGGATGACATCAAGTATTATCCTCCGCGAATTTTGCGGACATTGAAAAGTATATGCGAAGTGAAGTGAAGTGAAGCGAAGTGAAGTGAAGTGAAACGAAATGAGGATTGTTGCATTGGTGTTTAATTCTTTTTTTTATCTGTTCCTCTAAACCATCTTTAATTTTGCACCTATTTCTCTATAATAGTGTCCATTATATGGGATATTTTTGGTAAGTGCTTTTGTCAAAGTTTTGTCGCTTATTGCTAAGGATTTAATGCAGTCGTATTTACATTCAAATTCTTTTATTAAGTTATTATTTGCGTCATATTGACCAACCCCGTTTTTGTATAATATCGGTGCTCCATTTATTTCTTCAAATATGCTAGTTAATTTTTCGTCACAATTATTATATAATATATAATAAAAACCATTAGCTAATGTACTATTTTTTACTGGATTGTCTAATGCCGATGAAGACTCATAACCATTAAAATGTGCTGCTGTTTTTCTGTCTATATACACATTTACAATTTTGGTTTTTTCTTTATCTAGTTGAGCTATGTAACCTAAGTTTTGAACTTTTGTTTCTTTTGTAGGTTTAATTTCATGTACAATATTTGGATCTAAATTTCTTTCAACTAGTAACCAACGAAAACCGCAATAAATAGTGTTGTCTGTTATTGCTTTCATTACACTTGGTCTCTTTATATGTTTACTTTCATTCATTGCTTCTGTAACGGATTCATAAACTTTAATTAATTGTAATGTTTCGGGATTTATTTTTTGGAGTCTTGGACCGAGGTTAGGTAGTTGTTGATTAAAGCCGGTAACTATTTTTTTCTCTTGTTGTGAGTTTAATTTACTTAATATTTCTTTATTTGTTTGTTCTAAAGAATTAACTTTACTTAATAAAATTTTATTAGTATGTATTATTTCCTTTAATAATTCATTGTCTTTATTTGAAAATGTATTCATAACATTTTCATGATTTTTAAATTTTAAATTTTCAATTTCAAGTAACAACTCATTTACTTTGTAGTTATAATTATCTATATTATCGTTAACTATTTTTAATAATATTTTATAAGTTAGATTACCTCCTATTAAAAACAATTCATTTTCACTATCATGATTTGGTAGATTTTTTACTATATTTGGTTTTATAGTACTATGGCAATGTAAAAAATGTTCAAAATCTTTACTTTTATTTACACAAAAACAATCAAGTAATACGCATTCCTCGTATTTGCTTTTATGTTCATTATATCTACCTGTAATTCCTATTCTGCTTTCTCCTATTTTTACAACATATGAACCATTTTCGTATGTTTTAACTTTAATAATATAAACCATATTCCCAGCATTGTTAAATTGTTTGAGTAGAAATTTTTCATTATCTAGTTCTTTTTGTTTAATTAACTTTTCTTCCATTTCTTTATTTTTGGTGGTTTCTATAGCAGACATTTCATTTTTTGCTTGTTCTAATTCTTTTTGTTTTTGAACTATTTCTTGTTGTAATTCATATATTCCATTTAACCTTATTTCTTTAATTACTTCACAAACCCAATCCTGAAAACGTTGGGCAATCGGCTTTCTCGAACGAAATAGCATTTTATATAACCCTTTTTCTGTCAAAAATGTAACTTCTTGATTGCCACCAAGGGTGTTCATACTATGAACTACCTTCTCAGATTCATCAAAATCCATAATTGATGTTCTTATATTACTAATTTCAAGAACCACTCCAATATCACTTGCGCGGAATAAAGGGTCGGTTTTTGTTCCTTTTATAACTACTTCTGTGTGCAAGTTATTTGAATTGAATGCTTTTACAATGTCCATGTCGATGTTTATAGGGCGTTATACTATATATAACGACCTTTCTTTAAGTCCTTTATACCATATATATTATTTTTGCTCACCCCACTGGTAAAGCAAGATTGCTTTTTGCTTTAATAATCAACAAGCAAAAGTTAATTATTAAAATAGTAGTAAAATACAAGACCATATATGGTAACAAAACAGCGTTTAATTGCTATACGCCAACCCACCCATACCACTCATGATACGGAGAACGTTGTAATTGGTAGCATAGACACGAACCTTGGCAGTCTTGGTGCCCTCAACGGTGGCGTTGGAGAGAACAAGCTGAAGGGTAGCATTGTCAATGCGGGAGAAGTTGCACGATCCGCTTGGTTGATGCTCTTCGGGTCTCAGAGCAAAGGAGTAAACATTGATACCAGTGTCAGGGGTGTGGGTGTGGTGCTGGTAGGGCTGAACGAGGTCGAAGTAAGTGCCTTCGCGTTCAGAGAAGCGGTCCTGACCGTTAAGCTGGAGCTTAGCGGTGACAACGGGGTTCATACCCCAGCAGTGAAGGTCGAGAGAAGTCTGGGTAAGAACGAAAGTACCGGCATCAGATACACCAGAGTTTTGGTAAGGATTGGTGGTGCTGCTACCGAAGCCGGGAGCCATGTTGGTAACATCGTAGCCGCCGCCAGAAACGCCAGCTGCCTCACCCTGCTGCCACCAGAAAAGATTGGATACATCGATAGCACCAGCTTCAGCAAAGAGACCAGAGCCATCGATGAAGGAGCCAGTAGTCTGGGCAACAGCATCGTGTCCACCAAAAGCATGGATAGCGTTGGGAAGAGCATCGACCGCATCAGTGTAGTTGAAGGGCTGAGCACCGAGAAGTCTGTACAGAAGCTGGTTGCAGTCGAGAGAAGAACAGTAGTCAACGTTCTGATCGGGCTGGACAACCCAAATAAGCTCCTTAACGGGGTGGTTAAAGTTGAGCTTGATCTTGTTGGAAGAAGAACCGACAGACTCATCACCAGTGAACTGGAGCTGCTCAATAAGGTACTCATGGGGGTTCTGAGCCATGCGTCTGCGCTCATCGGTATCCAAGAAGACGTAGTCGACGTAGAGAGAGGCAGCGACCAGAGACTGGTTGTAGGCGGTGTTGACGCGTCCACCGGCGGGGGAGCTAGCGCTATTGGGGTTGCCGCAGCTGAGAGAACCGACAGCCCACAAGCACTCATCAATGGGACGAATATCGAGGTTAATCTTGACTTCGTGATACTGAAGAGCGATGAGGGGAAGGGCAAGACCGGGGTTACGGCAGTACCAGAACTGGAAGGGAATGTAGAGAGTAGTCTCGGGCAGAGCATTGCGGGGAGCGCAAACCTGACGAGGGGCGTTTGCCTGACAAGGACCATCGATGGCATTGAAAGAGGGATCGGTGATAAAAGTCAACTCGGTGGTATTGCCGACCATAGCATGGTAACCAGGGCGCTGGTCACTGGGAAGAGTAAGGTTGTTCCAGATATGCATCCAGTCACCATACTGGCGATCAATGCGCTGACCACCGATCTCAACCTCAACCTGGGAAATCAACTGCTCACCGGGGAAATCGAGCCAACGAGCATAAACACCATCCTGGGCGGATCCCTTCATGGACTGGTTAATCTCGGGGAGAGTAACCTGAAGGTAGGTGCGGTAAGCCAAATCACCATTACGAGAAATGGTGCAGGTTACACGACGACCAAAATCGGCTTGACCGTTAAAAGTCTGCTCGATAGACTCCATCGCAAAGTTGGTGTGACGTTTGTAAGACACCTTCCAAAAGGTAATCTGAGGGTTGCCCGTAAGATAGACATCTTGGGCGCCGTAAGCTACAAGTTGCATAAGACCTCCTGCCATTTTTGTTTATTATAATATTGCTAAAGAAAAAAATTTTACAAAAAAACTTAATAATTAACTTATAAATTAATAATTAATAATAGTAACGTAACTATTAATAATTATTATAATCGACTAGTTGATATTTATCCTAAAGCGATAAGAGGTCGAGTCAATTTACGAAATAATGTTATTCATGTTTGATTTCAAAAAATGTACTAAATATTCATCGGAGTATATCTCGGTCTGTTTTTCATGCTTTCTCCTAAAAACATACTCGTCGTTCTTTTTTCTTATACTCCACCCATTTTCTAAAGTATTCGTCAAAAATATCATCAAGTATATATCATTTTTTTGTTCAATGTTTATATCTAATTTGCCCTTATCTAATAGGCTCTTTAATGTATGAATACCTTCTCTTAATGGTATTATATCTTCCTTTCTTTTCATTGTTTCTAAATTATATGGAGCCTTAACTTGCGGATGTCCTGCCCCCGTCCCTGCCCCCGTCCTATTCGTAGTATTGCTGTATATTTTATGAATAATGCGTTTATTTAAATAGTCCTCTGTTATAATCTCTGTTGTTGAATCATCTAATTTTTTTAAATAAAAAATTGTTTTCCTTTTTTTAATAGCCATATTTTTGTCTAAACAGTTCATAATAAATTTCATTTTATAGTATGTCTCTCTCTTAATATTTGCAATATCCAATGACTCTATGTTTATATTCGTAGTTAAAAGATTTGAACCGGTATTGATATCATGTGTTTTATCATTTTTAACACATGTGTCTAAATTATTTGATAACATTATTTTATTTTTATAGAGAAAACATTAATGCATTCCTAACATTATTCGTATTTACTATTTACTATTTACTATTTACTATTTACTATTTACTATTTACTATTTACTATTTTGCAAAACTTCCTAAACTTCCTAAACCCCCTAAAATCCCTAAACTTCATACCTGTATATTTTACATATTTACAACCTATCCTGCGATTTGATGTTCTTTTGATAGTATTGCATCATGAAGCAAAGAAAGTGTCTTGTTTTCACTAGAAAAATAACTCGGATAAAGAATACTCCAGTCTAGAGTATCATCAAATAAGCTCAACTTTGTATATACGTAACCCAAAAATGCACTACAAAAAAATCTCGACGTCTTCTGAGGATGACGGTCCTTTTTACAGTAAGCTTCTATCCAATCTGTAACAACAATATCATATGGTTTATCATATACAACTTTATGTATTTCTTTCAACTTTTCATTATTGAATATTTTCCTGTACTCTTCCGTGTCTTTGAATTCGATTCTGCGGACATATATTTTTCCACTATATGTCGAAATAAAGTGCTCGTAGGGAATAAATTGAACTCCGAATTTTTTTGTATTATCTTCCGGGTCGGGAATATCTGAAATACCCGATGTCCAAACATATGTGCCTTTTAATGGAACGTCTGTAAATTCGGGGTCTACTACAATCATACCAACGTGTGAAAAGTCGCTCTTTGTCATAAATTTTATAAACCAACTAAATAACCCCCATGATTTGTATTCAAGATTGTCACATAAAAGAATATCGCCGGTTTTTAATTCGCTGCTGTGTTCACTCATTGGTTCACTCATTGGTTCACTCATTGTATTTTACTTTATTTACTTTATTTACTTTATTTACTTTATTTACTTTATTTACTTTATTTACTTTATTTGCTTTATATTATATCGTAAAATATAAAATACTAAAATAGCTTAAAATACTAAAATAGCTTAAAATACTAAAATAGATATAATTATTAATTATTATATATTAAAAAAGTTATACTTATAACAATATAGTAAATATATAAATATAGATATATAGATGCCGTCTTTTAAACATAAGACAAATAAAAAAATTTTTGTAGACAAGAAACGAATCATGACACTAGATAGTGTTCATCGCGAATTACAGTGCGAATTTAACACGATTAATAGCGAAGTGTTACCTACATTAATTCGTAGAAAAAACGAAATAATGAAACAATTAAATGACCCTGAAATTATATTGGACGTGAATGATAAAATACAGTTACAAGATTCTCTATATGATATTAAAGAGGAAATATATAAAAATAAGAAAAAGATTAAAGATTATTACTTGAACAACAGCAGATTTATTTTCGATTATTTTGAAAACAAAAAGGAAATTACGAATGGTACAAATAAAACAAAGATTCTTAACTCTTTTTTCAAAGTAAATGATACAACATTTGATGAAAATGCATTGACGCGCGCGAATGACAATAATGTTCAGAAGTTTTTTACAAATCTTGACCAGACATTTATTAATATAAACGACTATACGTATGCCACTGATATATGTCAGTCGTGTAACAAGGGCGAAATGATTCCCGTCGAACATGAGGGAATTATGGTATGCAATGTTTGTGCAAAACAAATTACTTATCTTATTGAAAATGAGAAGCCGTCTTATAAAGAACCGCCGAAAGAAGCGTGTTTTTATGCGTATAAAAGAATCAATCATTTTAAAGAAATTCTTGCCCAGTTTCAGGCAAAAGAAACTACGCAAATCCCGGAAGAAGTTCTCGAAAATATCAAGCAACAACTTCATAAGGAGCGTATCCCTCTTTCAAAATTTACGAATTCGAAAGCGAAAGAGGTTCTCAAAAAATTGGGATATAATAAATATTACGAGCATATTCCCTTTATTAAAGACAAACTTGGTATTAAACCGCCGATTATGACGCCGGAGTTAGAAGAGACGTTGTGTAATCTTTTTATGGAGATACAGGGACCGTATGCGAAATTTTGCCCGGATGACCGTGTGAATTTTTTGAATTATTATTATACGGTTTATAAACTGTGTGAACTTCTGGAGAAGACCGAATTTCTTTCTTATTTTCCGATGTTGAAAGATAAAGAGAAGAGGATAGAACAGGATGATATATGGAAGAAAATTTGCGAGGAGTTGAACTGGGTGTTTATTCCTACGCAGTAAGTTGTTGTTGTTATTGTGGTGGCGTTAGTGGTTGTTGTTGTTGTTCATCATGTATTGAAACAACATCGCTGGTTTCTGAACTACTATTACCTTCGGGTGCAGGAGAATTATTTTGAATCATTATTTTTTTATATTGAGGGTCTTGAGTACCTAAATATGCAGAATCCATCATTGTTTTACCACCTGGAGTATTATGTTCACTCCAATAATCATATTCCTGAGTTGTAGGTTGTTTTTGTTCACAAACATCAAATTTTTTTGCTATATAAATTACTAAATAATCAAAAAAATCTTTATTTATAGTAGAACTTAGAGGAAAAGTATATACATTAGATTCACTGTCATTAAGTTTTAAGTCACTAGAAAACTGCCTTTCACCGGTAAATTTATCATTATTACTCATTTTTTTAGTAACTGTGCAAAATAAATCATATTTTTGATTCTCTTTGTTTAATGTACTTATAATTAATTCTCTTACATTATAACCCATTTTATATACTACTTTAAAACTTATAGTAAATTGCTTTTCATCTTTTTTTCTTGTAAGAGTAAAAGTAATAGAATATTCTTTACCATTACATTGACCTTGTGTTGGTTCTGGTGTTGGTTTTTGTTCTTTTTTACTAAAAGGTTCAGCGCTTAATGTAAAATCACCTGTATCACTAAAAAAAGAGTCTTCTTTTTTATATTTTAAGTTTACAGTTTTATTTTTATCTAACAACTCAAGAATAGGTACCCCACCCCTCATAACCCTCTTATTTTTTCTAAGTTTGTGAGAATGTTTGCGATGCGTATTTTTACGCTTATATTGCCTAAATTGTTTTTTTGTATTTCTCTTAAGTTTAAAACGTTTTGTGCGTTTGGCGCATTTTGTACGTTTTCCACGCCTACTTAACTTCATTATAAAATAACAAAATATTTTTATTATTTTACTATTTTACTATCTTATTAGACTTACTTTCTTCCTTTTCTTCGTTTCACTGCAGTTTTTCTTCGTTTCATCGTATTTCTTATTCTTCTATTTCGTCGTTTTTTTACTTTAAACTTTCGGCGAGTTTTGCCGCCGCCGCCTAGTGATTTTTTAATTTTTAATTTACATCTAAAACAATTTTCACTTCCACCTGTTTCCCGAAATAATACATGTCTATCTACGTTTGTCAGAACATAAGTTTGAAGAGGTCTATATTTTCTATTGAATTCATCATGATCATCATAAACCCTTACGTCAAAAAAATCGTAATTATCTTTAAACTCATAATACTGATCACTATAATCATCAGAGTTACTTAACTCATACCAACATGACAAATCAGTATTATTTTGAAAAATTCTGCCATTACTCATTAATTTGCGTAAAAGACTTGCTTGACTATTTTTTTCACGATTAACAAAATCTGTTTTAAAAAAATGTAACGGTGGTGCTTCTCTTATTATATTAGGACCATATAGATAAGAAATAGTAACATTATTTTTTTTACTGCGAAAATGGGCAAACGTACTTTTATCCTTAGAATCGGGTATATTAACACTATATGTTACATCATTTACTATAACATAATAAACAAATAATGTATCTCCTGGTTTTGGTGCTATTCCACCCCATTCGTATTCATTATTACCATCATGTGAAATAAATATTCGTGCAAGTCTTATTTTTGCGTGTGGATCTCGTTGTTGACGTAAAGGACTTCTGCTTCTGCTTCTACCCTGACTATCACTCATATTTATATCAATTAAAGAATAACCTTCTATAAAGTAAGTAACGATTATTTATTATTTACATAATAAAATATAAATAGTAAATATTATCCATATAGTCTCTAAATAAACGCTTTAATTTAAAAATTTAAAATTTTAAATCATCAAGTGTTTAAAGTTTAAGAGGGGTGGGGAAACCAACAAGGTTAGCACCAATACCGAAACCAGCACCTGTTCTAGCAGAAACAGCTAAAGTGGGGACATAAACATCCAAAATGGCGAAGGTGGCGGCTGCTACAAGAGAAATCAACGCAATTTCGTCTAATTTAAGAGAGCGAGATGGTATAGAGTAAGCAACTATCGCGACACAAAGACCTTCGATAATATACTTAATAAAGCGCTTAAAAAGCTCACTAAAGTCAAGTGTTCCGTACATTATAAATATAATGTAGAAAAAAATATTAGTTTATTAGTTTATTAGTTTATTAGTTTATTAAAATTAATAAATGTATAAATTAATAAATGGTAAACTTACTTAAAATAATTATTTAATTATATAATATAATGTCCGAAACAAATAGTTTGCCAAAGGGAGTTACTCCTAAATATTTACCCGATGGAAAAGAAAATCCTAAATATGTCGATTTATTGGAAGAAGATAAACCAATCGCCGGTCAAAAATTCGTATGTCTTTCATTCGTTTCCCCGGAACATATTATCAAACAAAAGGAGCAGTTTTTGTTCGAAGAGTTTGTGAAGCAGTGGGACTACAAAAAGTCAATGGAAAAATTTACCCAGTTTCTCAACTTTGTATCATTTAAGTATTCTCTTTCTTTCGATAAACTTACTGCAGACTTCCAGGAGTTTACAAAGGAAGAAGGCGAGGCGATTCGCGCAACATCCGCAACGCTAATTAGCGACGACTATAAAACATTTTTGGATAATAACGAAGACGATCTTGAGCAGAAATTCGGTGAAAAACACGGGTTCCAAACATCTACGAGAGGTATTAAAGTGCGCGGCGTTTTTGCTACACAAGGCGAGGCAGAACTTCGCTGTAAATTGTTGCGCGAGGTCGACCCCAATCACGATATTTATGTAGGGCAAGTTGGTATGTGGGTTCCTTTTCATCCGGAGGCATACAAGACGGGACGTGTCGAGTACATGGAGGAGACTCTCAATCAACTTATGTCCGATAAAAAGAAGAATGAAGAGACTGCAAAACAGGAATTTGATAAACGTGTGCGCGAAGCTAGACAGAAGGCAATCGAAGAGAATATGAAGAAGGCGGAGGAGTCTGGCAATAAACTTACTCAGACCATTAATGCGGATGGGGAGTTGGTTGGTATTTCAAATGCTGCGAACTTTGATGGCTTAGATGAGGATTCAACGATTGATGATATTAAGAAGAGCATGTTTGAAGCCGAGAATGTTGTTCTTGATAAGAACAGCGACCATGGTTTGTCGAAACTGACACATTTCGAGAATTAAGATGAAAACCGACGTAAAATAAAATAAATAAACTAAATAAACAAAATAAACAAAATAAACGTTTTACCTGTTAAATATTATATGTTAAATATTATATGTCACTAATATATAATATTTGCTTTTTAATTGGCATGAATAAAAAGGTAAAACAATATGTAGTAAGTAATTATTTCAAATCATTTAATAGTGGTAATGTATTTATTAACTTGGTTTGTTTATTATTCATTATAGCTGCTATTATTATATGCATGTATTTCTTATATAGGGCGATATCGAATGCATTATATATGTATAGGTTAAAGACTGATTTTTATAAATTACAGGATATGGGAATAAATGTTAAAAATTATAACATACTATATTTGGAAGAACTTGAAAAAAAATATATAATGAATAAAAAAAAAATATTTAAAAAACCAAATGCTGAGTTTAAAAATAAAAATGCAATTGGTATGAGTAGTGACAAATATATTATAGTAGACTTTGATACTAAGAAAGGTGCCAAAAGTGCCGATTTTTTAATTGAAAAAATGCCAAAAGATACTGTTTGTGAAAAAACACCAAATGGTTATCATTACTATTTTGAAAATGATACGGGAAAACCAATATATACATATGTTCAGGTATCTATCAATAAAGTGAAATATTCTTTGGATATTTTAGGTTTTGATACTATTATTACAATGTCACCGTCGGTAGTAGATGGAAAAAAATATTATTGGATAAATAGTATTTTTACACATACTCCTGCAAAGTTATCTGAAAATACATGGATACTTGATTTAATAAAAGATGAAACACCTTTTTTTAAAAGATTTGACAGTATCAACTTGTCATTGAAAATTAATAATGCTTTTATAATCATAGATAATTTAAATATTGAAAATAATATTAGGTTTGCGTTTGGTGCAATAAAGGAATATTCTGTAAAAATGAAATTGTTAAATGGTGTTATATACGTATATGATGACAACTACTATTTTTTGACGAGAGGTAGTTTTAGTAAATACAAGAATAAGAAATATATGATAGAAAAACTAAAAAATGTTATTACCAAAATTAATCCATCGTGTATTATAGATTTATCTATTATAAATAGCAACTATTTTAAACCCGAACATATTTTTCATATGACATCGTGTGTTATACATAATGATTTTAAAAATTATAAATACAATTCTGAATTCCCGAACTATATTGAATGCGCTTACATATATAAAAAAACGAAATATCTAATCCGAGATACTATTACCATAAATAATTCTAATAATTATACAAATTCTAATAATTATACAAATTCTAATAATTATACAAATTCTAATAACTATACAAATTCTAATAATAAAAAATTAAATAACTTAATAACGTCGAATATATCTAACATATCTGAAGCAAGTAATGTTAATAAAATATTCACAGGTCCGGAAAGTATTTATATAACATTTTTACTTTCAAATTATTTTAGTATACCATGTGTAACATTAGGAGTTACTTATGACGAACAAAGTGATTTGAGTAACTCGAATAAAAAGTTAAATAAAGTTTCAGATAAAATTATAAATACTATGTTTTCATTATTTTAAAATAACACAAAGTGATGCAAAATAATATAAATATATTTTATAATTTATAGTATAAAATATAAAGTATAAAAGTACAAAGTATAAAAAACAAAATGAATAAAGAAGAACAACAAGTCAACCGAGTAGAACAAATGAAAAAAATTCAAAGTGAGGCGCTAGAGTTATTTACCAGAAAAAATATTGATTATGGTGACGCATTTGCAAAATACGGAGTTATCGGAGTTTTAATGAGGATAGAAGATAAACTACAGCGTTCTATGTCTATAACAAAAAATGGAGTAAACTTAATAAGCGACGAAGGGATTAGAGATACACTAATTGATTTACATAACTACGCCGCAATGGCGCTAATGTTATTAGATGAATAGTAGAATAGTAGAATAGTCGAATAGTCGAATAGTCGAATAGTCGACTAACCAGTTTTTGCAATATTACTACCACTTATTTTTATTTACCTTGATTTTCGGACCTTGACCTTTACGTTTAATATTTGCAGGGTCGTATTGTTCTTCCTCATCATCCGAGTGAATATCTTTCGACATTTCCCAGAATTCTTTCGCCCCCAGTTTAAACGGACCATGTGTTTGCGCCTTATACCAAAATATCTGGTCGTGTAACTTATTCGATTTCGCATTGTTATTAATTACCAAACATTCATAGTTTTCAGTACACTGGTCCATCACCTGGCAAAAACTTTCAAATGTCGGAAACATACCAGCGTAATTCTCATAGATTCTTTTACGATTCCCAATATATGGCTCACGTAAAATAAAAACATAGTCAATATTGGTTCGCAAATTGGGCGGAATACCTAGAGGATACTGCATTGTAATTACCAACATGATTTTCCAGTGACGACCGTTCATAAAAAGTAAACGCATCATGACATCTTTGGTCCACTTATTGTCGAAAAGACAGTCATCCAGTACCACAAATGTTCGCGGGTCAATTGTGCTTCTTTTATACGACTCTATCTCTTTTTTCATCTGTTTTAATACGGCTTTTTGGCGTTTTAAAATATTTTCAATAATCGCTGTATTATAAGCATCGTGAATAAATAACTTGGGAACATGCTCTCCGAAAAACCCGTTCCCTGCTTCTGTGCCGGATATAACAGTGCCGATAGGGATATCTTGATGATAATACATTAAGTCTTTTACTAAAAAACTTTTACCAGTATCACGACGTCCAATAAGAACAATAACAGGTCCTTTATTTTCATCGGGTCTAAAACTAATTGACCTCATATCAAATTTTGCTAATTCTAAACCTACACTCATTGTTTGTATGTTTTATATATATTTACTTATTTATACTATATATTAAAAAATATATAATTTACAAACGCATATTTAGTATTTAGTTGCATATTTAGTATTTAGTTGCATATTTAGTATTTTTATTAGTTTAAAAAGTAATAAAAATATGTATTTAATTAATTAAGTAATCGACGATGGAGATTTGCGACGACCAGCCTATTTTTGGAGAAAGTACATTTTCTTTAAACTATAGAAAACTCAACAATCGTGATTTTTTTGCTTCTTTAGAAGAATCGGAACTTGGTATTGTAAATAGTAAAAACTATATGCCTATTTACGAGAATTATTTTAATTTAAATGAGACAAACTATAATTCCATCAACTTGAACCAGCGTTTTTATGTATCGGCGTTATCGGGTGTCGTTGATAAAAATAATATACAGGCTGCTGTTGTGGATGCTTTTAAAAGCACTTCCGAATCTTTAACGATTCTGCATAAACCTATTTTTATTAAATTTTCTCCTTTGATTGATCCCGTTAAATATATGTTGGGAAAATATGAAAGTTTAAATGTAAATGGCGACATTTTAGATATTCCCGTGCTATCAAAACTTGAGAGAAAGGGGCTATTAAAAGCAAATGATAAAAATAATGCATCATATGTTGATGCTTTTTTTTCATATTTGTCGAGTCAAGTTTTAAACTGCCATGAGTTTATTCATGGTCTTAATTTCTATGGTTCTTTCAATGCTATTAAAAATGATTTTTATTATAATGTAATTGATGATATAGAATGTCTGGATAAAAATCCTTATTTTAATAAGAATAAGAATATTCTTTTTGAAATTGAAGATATTGAATTTTCCGATGACGATGGCGATGACGGTGGCGATGACGATGGCGATGATGACGAAGATAGTGGTCACTCAAACTACGCGCATAGACAAAAGAAAAATACAAGAAACAAAAAAGAAAAAATTACTATTGAGAAAAACGAAACGATAGACGAGTCAACTATAGTTGTTCATGATGAATTTGACAAAGTGAGCAATGAGTTGAATTCTATATTTAATACTTCTTCTGATAATATTGATAGTAAAGAATCCGAACCATCCGAACCATCCGAATTACCATGCGACGAGGATTTATTAACATTGAAGTTAGATGATATAGTAGCCGATAATGCAAACATAATTGAAGAAGTAGATGGTATTGTATTAAACAAGGATTGTCATTTTGGTAATGATAGTGATAGCAATGACTCCTTCACATCCGGCTCATGTTCTTCGCGGTCATCTTATACAAGTGATGATGGCTCCGGAAGTGATTGTGAAATTGATGATATTATTTGTCTTGATGACACTGTAAGTGGTGGCAAGGATGGCAAGGGCAAGAAACATGATAAAAAAAACTCAAAAAATCACTCTGACGCGTATTATAGCGAAGAAGGCAGTGCCGGCGAAAGCGGAGACAATAGCAACAGTGACGGCGAAGGAGAAGATGACGGCGACGATGACGGTGAAGAAGAAGATGACGGCGACGAGGATGAAGACGATTACGAAGATGATGAAACACTATGGGCAACAATTAAGAACTTCCCAGTGTCGGCGATTATGCTAGAGAAATGCGAAAATACGCTCGACTCTCTCATGATGCAAGAAAAGGAAATGACCGAGAATGAATGGAGGTCGGCACTTATGCAGGTTATTATGACGCTTATTACCTATCAAAAACTGTTCGGATTTACTCACAATGACCTACATACAAACAACATCATGTACATCTATACTGAAAAGGAATACATATATTATCATTACAATAAGAAATATTACCGCGTTCCTACATATAATCGCGTTTTCAAGATTATTGACTTTGGTCGCGCGATTTATAAATATAAGTCCAAAACCATATGTAGCGACAGTTTCAGTATGACCGGCGACGCAGCAACACAATATAACTGCGAACCCTATTTTAACGATAAGAAGCCTCGTTTAGAACCGAATTACAGTTTTGATTTGTGTCGTCTTGGGTGTTCTATATTTGATTATTTTATTGATGATATAAGTAATGTTGCGGCGATATGTAAAAAGGAGCCTTTGTCCATGTTGATAGTGGAGTGGGTTACAGATGACCAGAATAGGAATATTTTGTATAAGGCGAATGGAGAGGAGCGTTATCCGGATTTTAAATTGTATAAGATGATTGCGCGAAGTGTGCATAACCATACACCGCAAGCGCAGTTGGCGAAACCGATTTTTGCCAGTTATGAGTTTCCTAAGAAAAAAGTTAAATCGTCACACAGAATACTAAATATCGATAAAATGCCATCTTATATGGAGTAACTAATTTACAAGTATAAGTATAAGTATAAGTATAAGTATAAGTATAAGTATAAGTATAAGTATAAGTATAAGTATAAGTATAAGTATAAGTATAAGTATAAGTATAAGTATAAGTATAAGTATAAGT